TGTTTGGGGTGGTCTAGTAATCTTGTATTTGTCAGCGAGGGAAACCGAAAGACAGGAAGTCTCGAGGGAGTAACCGTCAAACGACTTGAATAGTGACAACTTAACAGAGGTGAATTGATGATTAATTTGCATAAGCCTAAACTGTGTTCATCTAATCGAGGTTTTGTTTGTTTGGATATACTTTTAGACACATACACATACTATAATCATTACAAACTCGCCTATATGCTTAAGCAGCGAGTGAAAGAGTATATCAGGAAGTCATTTTCTTATCTTGAATATTACCGTTTAACAGGTAAATTTTTAGTTAAAGACTTCCATGATGAGTATGATTTAAATCATTTGTTTAATAAGTATCTCGGTCAGAGAGACGAATACATATTTTACAATGATTATAAATTAAGTTTTAACAACACTAAAATAACATACGGGAAAGGCTATCATTATCGCATAATTAACAAGTTTCAGTGCTATTGCTTAACGTTGGAGGAAATAGCTTATGACAAAATACTTTCTTGATGACTTTAATACGGCTGTAGCTTATATTGAATATTATTTCAATATCCGTAAATTTTCCCGTAACGAAGAGCATGAGCTTATCGATTGCGGTCTTAATTTCGATAAAGCGATAGTAATATTACATAACGCTGTTACAGACTTTATTTATCTGGATACGGAACTCCCACTACAGCGTGTTATTTCTAAACCACAATTCATGAGGTTTCTGGTTAAACATAATTTTTACAATGATGAATTCTATTTTAACAATGTTACCGTCAACTATGTGCTTCAAAACGGTGCTCCATATATCATAATCAACGATCACTTCCACAAGTCCGTTAGTTTTACAACTCTCTATCTAATCACCCTTCTATATTTCATTACACCGGTATTCTGATGCAGTACTTTAAATCCATTAAACCAGTTGCGTTCCTTAACAACAATCTTGCCGATCTGAAGCTCGACTGGAATTATTTCATTCTATACAAGCACGACATCATTCCTTTCGACTACTGTCCATCTAATGTTCGTGATCATTATCTTGACTTCAAAAATGCTTATACGATGTTTTCTAAGCAGAAGTTCCACGATATAGATAGGTTCATGCTTGCCTATGATGGTTCTCATAAGACGGGTAATATTATTTACAATGCCGGCAGAGTTGTAGAATTCTGTCCTATTCCTTCGCTAAAAGTAATTATGGCCGACGATTCTTACGTCATGCTTGTCAGAGGAAAATTTTATAACATCACTTTTAACGATATCCTCCTAATGTCAGGTATTTATTCTCAGGAGCAGATTCTTGCACTACAGTCGAAGAATTTTGAGTGAGATTCAAGAAAAACATAATCTCTGCCAAGAATACGGCATACGCCACAAGTTTTGGCCAACTATTTCCCATAACGGTGTTAACGGCGGCCTAGATTATGAGCTTTCTTCTAATACATGGTTGTCTATTGATCTTCAATCAATTGGCGATAAAACAACTTTTGTTGAGCAATCTATAAAACGAGGTACACCTTATCTACCATTTGAGGAAGTTGCGTCTCTTATCGATGTTAATCTTTTACCCCAATCTGTGCTGGAGGCCTACGGACATGAAGGGTAAGTTACAGGATTGTTTTGTAGCTATAAATTATTGCAATGAGCACGCTATTGCGACGCGCCTTTCTTTTAAAATTTATAGTTCTTATTATAAAGCAATGTTGAAATATTGGGTTGGCAACACTATAGTCAAAATCAATATAGTAACCAACAAATTATATATTCGCGAGAAAAATTGCACCCGCTTCATTAAATGTGATATCAATAAAGTCACACGTTATCTCCAGCCTAACGCTATCCCCGCTTTTATAAGAAAGGCATATCATGTTTAATTGGTTTAACGCCGACGAATTTTACGAACAATGTTTTGAAAATAACGTTGACGTAACGGTTTCTTATCACATCTATGCTATCGATGACCGGCACCTTACTCTTCACTACACCGTTGAAGGAGATTACTATTATTACCTAAGCTATGATAAAGGCGAAATTGTTATCCGTAAACTTCACAAGCGTAAGCCCTTTGCGCAAGCTATTTCTCTTGAGGAACTTGCCGAAGTAGTTTCTTGGAAGGGCATTCCTTCCGTTTTCAAGTACGAACAACCAACACTGATCTAAGGAGTACATAATGTTGTCACGTGAAGAAATTCTTCCTTTTGAAAGCTTCTTTATCTCAAAGAAGGATTATCTCAATAAAGTAGTTGTAGTTACCGACTATTCCGAATATACTGATTTTGTGCAGTATCCGGGCAACAACAAGAAAACTAAGGTTAACAAACTTGTTTTCTTGACTGAAGGCGGAGCGACGGTTACTACTACTAGTGCAGTAATCCATAAGCAGTTTACAGAGTATCTTGATGAATGCACCAACGATGAACTAGAAGCATTCCCCGTTCGCTGCATGATCACGGAGGTTGAAGCAAAGTCTGGCAATAAGTACATGTCAGCTAAGTTTAGGAAGTAGAAAGGAGGAAGGCGCGTAACAGTTCTGTTGCGCGCCTTTCTGTTATGGCTAAGAATGATCTAATTAACGATATTTTGCGTTATCAGAGAAACGCTGAGCGTAAGCTTCTTCGTTTTAAGCAGCAGGGTGTTTCGCAGCGTAAATTTGTTAAACCTGACATTTTACCCGCAGCGAAGCTTAAGACTTTAAACATGACTCAACTTAAGAAACATGCTGAGGGGTTGAAGTCTTTTAATTCTGTTTCTAATAACTTTGTGCAACTCGCCAACGGTAAACACGTTCACAGGTCTAAGTGGTCTGAGTACAAGAAAGCAGAGAAACTTCGTAATAATCGTATTTATAATATGAATCAGCGGCTTAAGAAAGTTGCTTCATCTAACCCTGCGTTCAAGTCTCTTGCAGAGGAACGTGACCTACTTGTTGTTAAACATCCAGTTAAGGGACTTCCGTCGCCAGTGGGGTATTACGAGTTCCACAGAAGCCCGAAGCAGGTGAATAGTGAGGACGCTCTTGAAAAACTTACCAAGGCTTACAAGTTCGAAGCTAGCGCTGAAGGGCGTAAAAAGAAAGCGGCTAGTTTTCGATCGAGTATTGAGGGTATGATTCAAATGGTTGCTCCTGAGCTCATGAATGTTGTTCAAGATTTATCTGACGATCAGATTATTGCTTTGTGGTCTTTGGATCCGAATTTTGCTCGTGCGTTGAAGATGAATTATGATATTGTTATGGAATGGCTGAGCGGCGGTGAGGAAGCGGTTATTGAGGCTTATAATACTGAGGCGTTTCGCCAGAATGTTCCTGATATTGTTCGTCAATTAGATTGGGTTCAAAGTGCGTTCCCGAAAAATAAATCTGGAAGAAAAACAAGTAAAAGAAAAACTAAGCGCCGTCGCTGATTTTGAAACTACTACTGACCCGGAGGACTGCCGTGTTTGGGCTTGGGGTATTGTACCTGTTAAGGCAGATTGTTGCAAGGATGATATGGCTTATGGTGTGGACATTAAGTCTTTTATTTCATATGTTGAAGGAACTAATTACGAGGAAATAAATTTCCATAATCTAGCTTTCGACGGTGACTTTATTATTTCCTACTTACTCAACAACGGCTATAAAGTCAACCAAGATGAGGCACTTCTTCCAAAACAGTTTTCCACCCTTATTTCTAATATGGGTCAATACTACTCATTAAAAGTAAAATTCCCCAGCGGTAAACTTATTACATTCATCGATAGCCTCAAGAAGCTCAATATGAGTGTTGCTAATATAGCTAAATCATTTAATCTCTCTTTGAACAAGCTGGAGATAGATTACTACGAGAATAGAGAAGTAGGTCACAAGCTTACTGATGAAGAAGTAGATTATCTAGCTAACGATGTTATTATCGTCTCCCAAGCTCTTGCGCAGGTGTATGCAGAAGGCGATACAAAGATGACCATCGGGTCAGACAGCCTCGAGAACTACAAGAAGATGCGTAAGGAGTTCGATACCCTATACCCTATTCTTCCTCTAGAGCTAGATGATCAAATTAGATGGGCCTATCGTGGCGGCTGGACGTATTTGAAGAAAGGCCGCGAGCAACAGATATGGTCTAATGGTAGTGTGTACGACATTAATTCGCTCTACCCGTCTGTCATGATGTACAATAAACTACCATATGGCAATCCTATTTTGTTTGATGGTAAACCAGATAAAGATATGCTGTTTATTGTTTCTATAACATTCACGGCACATCTTAAAGAAGGTCATCTTCCATGTATCCAAATTAAAGGCCACGCCCTGTTTTTGGGTACGGAATATCTTGAGCATATTCCTGAACCGGAAACGATGTCTGTAACAAGCGTTGATCTTGAATTGTGGCAGAAGCACTATGATATGAATATTCTTTCATGGAATGGCGGTTTCTACTTCCATTCAGCCACAGGATATTTCGATGACTACATCAATCATTATATGGCAATTAAAGAAAAAGCCACTGGCGGCAAACGACTCCTTGCGAAGCTTCATCTTAATTCTCTTTATGGCAAATTCGCTAGCCGTCCACGTATGATTGGTAAATATCCTACGCTAACAGAAGAAGGAGTAATTAAGCTTCTAGAAGGGAAAGAGGAAGTTAAAGAGCCAATCTATACCCCTCTTTCAGTATTTATTACAGCTTACGCACGATTAAAAACAATCACAATCGCTCAGAATAATTACGACCGCTTCATCTATGCCGATACCGATTCTCACCATATTTTGGGTGAACCGGTAAATTATTCAATGGAAATTCATCCAACTAAACTAGGAGCCAGCAAGAGAGAATACGGTTTCCGCTACGGGTTGTATTGGAGGTCGAAAGCTTATATAGACTTGACGGAAGATAATAAGTATGAAGTCCATATCGCCGGGCTTCCTAAATATATCGCTAATGATCTTAAATTCGCCGACTTTTATCCAGGTAATGTGATTCAGGGCAAATTGCGAGCCAAGCGTGTCAAGGGTGGAACAGTTCTTGTTGACACTCCGTATGAACTTAAATTATGATGATCTTGTTGCCGGTAGGTGGCTATAGCAGGGTGTCGAGCCTGATAAGCTTCCTGTATAGTGAGAGTGTGACAACTCCCCTACCGGCACGCTGAAAGGATATAATGAGTGATGAAGTAGCCTCAAAGACTGAGGAAACGAAAGAAGATACTCCTGCTAAGTCAGAGTATGCTAAGAATTTCATGAAGATGATGGAGGAATTTCGTTCTGAAATTTCTTCTTTGCGAACTGAATTTGAGTCAGTACGCGAAGCATTTAATAGCCAGCTTCCTGCTGCTCCTGAAAAGGAAGAGGAAGCTATGGAACTTGCTGATGAAGAATTTTTCGCTATGTTGAGGGGTGAATGATGCCTGATAAGCTGACTAAAGACTATAACCGCCTGTATCTTGACTACGTTCGTCGCCATGCGTCGATTGACTACCAGTCTCGTATTCCGGACGTGAACAAGGCCAATATGGCTCAGATCGGCTCCAAGATCATGAACTATGAGCCAGCATACAACGAGTTCCTTGACACTCTGGTCAACGTGATCGCTGAGCAAAAGGTCCGTGGCGTTATCTGGAACAACCCGCTGAAGGAGTTCAAGCGTGGCGAATTGGCAATTGGCGGCACAATCAGTGAAATTTATGTAGATATCATCGACGGCCAACCATGGAAGCAGGACGTCGACTACGAGTCGATGTTTGCTCGTCGTCTCCCCCGCGTTGAGGAATCCTTCTACAGCACTAACCGGCAGCAGTTCTACCCCATCAGCATTAGTGATGCGGTTGTTCGGCGCGCTTTTTTGAAGCCTAACGGTCTTGATTCGCTTATCTCAGCGTTCATGTCTTCTCCTCTGTCGGCTGATGAGCAGGATGAGTTCCTGTCAACTATGAACCTGTTCCGAGAGCATGAGAACGAATACGGGTTCTACAAGATCAAGATCCCGGATATTACGTCCCTGGCAGCCCCTGAGGCTAACGTTAAGGCGGCACTGAAAGCGTTCAAGGCAGCCGCCTCTACGCTAGGCTTCCTGAACCGTAAGTTCAATGTGTTGAATGTTGCTAATCATTCTAAGATTAGTGATCTTCACCTGTTCCTCACACCAGAGGCCCGTGCTAATATCGATATTGAGGCTCTGGCCTACATGTTCCACATCGACAAGGCCGAGATTCCATTCCGAGTCCATGAGGGTATGCAGGAGCACTTCAATATCCCCGGCTTCCAGGCGGCTCTGGTTGACAAGAACTTCTTCGTTATTGCGGATACCCTGATCCGAAACGGCAAAATTCGAAACGAATTCGGTCTGTACGAGAACCGCGTATTCCATCACCACCAGATCTTCGGCACTTCCCTATTCGCCAATGCGATACTGTTTACTTCTAACGAAGTTACTCCTGAGACGAATATGCGGCGGAGTAGTGTTACAGGGCTGGGGGAGACCTTGACTATCACGGACCCAGAAACTGGCAATGCTGTTACTGAGGTTCTCAAGGGTCACATCTATCAGCTGTCCGCCGAAATTTTGGTTGATGATCCCAAGCTTTTGGGTAACCACGGTATTATTTGGTCTATGAATCCATCGTCTAGCAACCGTACTTATGTTACTGAGGATGGTGTGTTGCATGTTGGGCGTAATGAGAACTGGGCTGATCTTGGGGTTGACGCTAAGGTTGAGGATGCGCGTTCTATTTCTAAGCGTTATGGGATTAAGGTTAAGCAGTCCTGATGTTGATGAATCGTAAGAATGGCACTTCTGGGGTTGGTGCGGCTCATGAAGCCGTGTGGACACTTGTTGGCCATTTGGATAAGGTTCTTCCTTCCACCTTTTGGTTCGGGCAGGGAAAAGGCGAACCGAATTATGATGCTAATGGTAAGGACCGGAACTATGAACATAGCTCCGGTTATGCTCTGGACGTGATGGTCACTGATCTTGGAGCTTCTCCTTCTAATATCGAGTTGGCCAATGCATTGAAGTTGTGTACTTGGGCTCAGAAGAATGCTTCTGCTATCGGTTTGAAGTGGATTATTTTCTCGCCTTACCAGGATGGCTACGCGTATTCGTGGAACCCTAGCAGGGGTACCTGGAAGCGGCTTTACTCCGGTTATGGTAATAAGTCTGCGGCCCATATGGACCATATTCACTTTTATCTCCGTGGTTCTAGTTTTGGGGTTATCGACGACTCCCCTCTTCAGTCGTCTATCGAAAGGAATATTGAAGATATGACCGTTCAAGAACTTCATAAGGAGTTGAATGATAATCCTATGATGAGTCTTATCGCTTCCCGTATCGGCATGGTTGCTACTGCTTTGGACAAGGTTGTTAAACAACTTGACGCAGTGAGCGAGAAACTCAGCAAGTAGGTTAATGATGAGTCCTGTCATTACTGAGGGGCTCCTTATAGCAATCCTCACTCTGATGGGTACTGTTCTTACTCAGTTACTCATCAGGGTGGGGAACCTTGAGAAAAAACTCGAGCACGAGCAATCAAGAGTCAAAATTCTATGGGGTGCCTTCAGAAAACTTGTAGACATGTATTACAGGTTTCGTAAACCAGATGCCCCAGATCCGCCGGAATTACACGAAATAATTGAGGATGACTAATGATCGAACTGGCAACTGTTGGCTCCGTAGTAGCGGCAGTTAATCTCGCCAAGCAAGCTGGCCTTCCCAAGGCGCTTAATGGTGTATTGGCAATTATTCTTGGTATTGCTTTTACTCTTCTTGTGGAGGGTGTCGGCAATGTGTCAGCTAGTATTGCGAAGGGTATTGTTCTAGGGCTTGGCGCTAGCGGTGCCCATGACCTTACTACCGGGAAACCTGATAATATTGGTGCATGAGTAGTTACATAACTGACGTACCCGCGGAAGTTTCTTCTGCGGGTACGTCTTTTTCTTTTGACGTATGGACGCCAGGGACGGTTGTTACATTGTGCAATGTTCCGTGGGACGCGCAATATAATAATATCGTTGATTTTCCCGACACGAAGTCTTTGATCGATTATCTATCTATCAGCCCCGGGCCGAAAATTAAGTTTGACAGGCTGTCTTATGTGCGCCCCGAACAAGATATTCATTTGAATATTGGAGTTGCTCAGGCGTATAAATATAATTATATTCACGTTTATAACCCACTAACACATTCTGATACTCCTAATGATTTTTTCTATTTCATCAAGGGCGTGCAGCATATAGCGCCTAATACAACGGCGTTTCATCTTCAAATTGATGTGTGGAATAGCTTCCGTTGGGGAATGAAGTTCGGTCGCTGCTATGTTGAGCGGTCTCATTATGCTTTTGCTGTTTCTAATGCAGCGCAGCCTAATATGTTGAAGAATCTTCTTGTTCCTGAGGGGCTCGATTGCGGTTCGGATATGGTTGAAACTAAATATATTCGCCATAAAATTAAGCAGCAGAATGAGTTATCTGATCTGGCTGTTGTTTTTATTTCGTCTGCTGATCTAAGCGTTGATCCTGGATCTATAGATTCCCCAAATCTTTCAACTAGCCCCGGGACGAAGATTCAACTCTACAATAAGAGCCGAGATAATGCTGGGTCGACTTTTGTTAATGTTGTTATAGGTGCGGATCTTTGGGGGTGCAGCGTTGATTCTTTTGCTGACGTCATGACCGCATTGAAGCGTGTGCCGTGGGCGTCGAAGTCTATCTATGGCGCTTATCTAGTGCCTGCCTATCGTAATATGCGGGGCGTTACACCCGAAAAATTCCTTGACCATAACCCAAATGTTGGCAAATTGTACGAGGGTACTTTTATATATTATTATGATATTGTAAAGGACCTTACGTCGGAGCTTATGGCGCATATCCCTGATAGGTATAAAAAACTTATGAAGTTTGCCACCTATCCATATGCGGCTATTGAGATGACTACGTATACTGGCACGCCAATTATTCTTAAACCGGAACTATTTAATTCTGGTAAATATAGTGTATCTGTTAATGTTAGTGTCATTCCGCCCAACCCGAGAGTGGTAATCTACCCCCTAAACTACGGTGCCCGCGGTCGGGCCACGAGTGAATACGTTGGTGGTTATCTTGATTCATCTACTATGGTGATGAATTTTCCTTCACTTCCGATCACTAATGATTCATACACCGATTACCTGGCTAGTAACCATCATTCAATTGCGTTCCAGCATCAGTCGGCTGATTGGGCACAGCAGCGTGCATTGATGAGTGCTAATACTGCTTTCAGTAATTCTATGTTGGGTATTGATGCTAATAATCAGCGCACGAATACTCAGATTCATACGAATACTATGCAAGCTGGACTAGCGTCTGAGACGGCTAATTATAAGGCGATTCAAAATGGTATTAATGCAGGCGTTAATGGTATTGCTTCTATGGCTGGCGGTAATATACTTGGGGGTGCGCTATCTGGAGTAATGGGTGTAGGCAATGCTATTGCTGATAATGCTATTCAGCAAAACCAAATTAGCGGTAATCTTGGGATACAGAATTATTCTGCTTCTGCTAATAATAATATTACTAACAATCTTTCTCGCGGGATAGCTGACGCCAACCTTGCTCTCGCAAAAGCAACCGCAGCAGGCGATCACGCAAACACCATTGCCGGCATTAACGCCAAAGTGCAGGACGCTAAAATGCTGCAACCCTCTGTCTCAGGGCAGCTCGGTGGCGATTTTCTTACTATTTGCCTTGAGCAAGGCATGACGGTGAACTTCAGATTCAAGCGTGTTGATGATTCGGCGGTTGAACGGTTAGGTGAGTATTGGCTGCGTTATGGATATGCTCTTAACCGCTATGTGAATATTAAAAACATTAACCCGATGACTAATTTCACATATTGGAAGCTTGCGGATGTTACGATAAAGACTCTTTATTGCCCCGAGGTGTATAAGCAAGCTATTATGGGTATATTCCTTAAAGGAACCACAGTATGGCGCAAACCCGAATTTATTAATGATCTTGATATTGCTGAAAATGAAATAGTAGGCGGAATAGGTAGTGTTGTTCTATGAGTAATTTTGGCGACCTTCATCAGGTCATGGCTAATCCAAGGGATACTCTAGCTAAATTTGTGCCTAGGAAAGCGGAATCACTAGATACTATTCGCATTAATATGTATCTAGGGAAAATAATGGAATGGGCAGTAACACGTTTTACGTGGAATAACCTTCCAGATACTGTTGATGCTAGGTATATCGAGTCCACGCTAAACACTGCTGGTATGTGTATTTTCTATTATGATGCGCGTTACGGTAAGCACTTGTGTGTTGCTGCTAATCCTATTGGTGATTATGACGTTTATGGCAACAGTTATAAATACCAAACTGAAAGCTATGGTAAATACTACGGTCTGACTATTGACGCTGAAGACTGTGTGCCTATATGGCATAATCTCGCGCATATGCATGACCAACTAATATATCTCGACTACGCAACACGTCTTTCAGATATTGAACAAACTCTAGATATCACCGCGAAAAACATGCGAAACCCCAGGATTGTTTCCTGCCCGCCGGGACAACGGCAAACCTACGATAATGTTTTGCGTGATATTGAACGCGGAGCCCCAGTTATTTATGGTGGCGAAGCTCTACTTCAAAACGATGAAATTAAAGTTCTCGATCTTACGGTTAACCCTGCCTATCTAGAACATTTGCGTGATGAGCGCGACTCCATCTGGAGAGACTGTCTCACCTTCCTTGGAATTAACTCAACCAATGAGACCAAGGCTGAGCGTATGATTAGTGATGAGGCTGGGGCACGTGATGGACAGCTTGCTATTGCTAGGGCGAGTATGTGGAAGTCACGAGATATGGCCTGTAAGCAAATTAATGATAAATTCGGGATGGATATTTCAGTTGAGTGGTCTTTTGAAGAAGAAGTACTCCCCGACATTGAGGAAGTGAACAATGGCGAAATATACGATGGAGCTTCGGGACGCTCTGAAGTACGCGAAAACACTGGAGGTGAAGACAGGGCTTGAGGATTACCCTATTTTCGCGGAAGAATATCGCGAAACACTGAATAAGAAAATTATTGATCATTATTATTTTGAAGAGATAGGTTATGAAACCGCAGATATGTTTTTCTATGCACTAGGAGAGCGGATGCGGCTTATCATGCCCATGATGAACAAGGCCTATCTCGCAATCAATAATGCGCAAGACATTTTCCGAACCTATGAAACTAATAACACGAGTAGTGGTAATACTGAAACGAGCGGCACACAGTCGGCAAACGTTAAAGGAACTGGAACCGCTTCTTCTCGTAATGTGAATTCTTCATTCCCGCAGCAAATGTTGAGTGTTAACGGTGATTATGCGACGGCTGCGACGGATAGTAATTCTAAAACTGGTAATACGTCAACCACGTCCTCTAGCAGCGGCACTAACACAACAAGCGGTAGTACGGCTTCTAGTTACGGGCGTAGCGGCTCTATTGCATCGCTGCTTGGCGAGTACCTTGAGTCGTATATGAATATCGACCAGCATATAGTGATGTCGTTGAATGATCTTTTTATGCAGGTGTGGAGCAGTGGTGAAAACCTAACTCCCGATGATAGTATGTTTTATTATGCACCATATTTTGGAGGTTATTGGGTATGAGTGAGCCGGTGCTGCCCCTTATGGGTGAGTGGGGTCCGTTTAATAGTGTTACTCCTTTTACTAAGGTAGATAATTATACTTATCTTGAAATTCTGCATCAGCTTAAGAATAAGATTAACGAATTTATCATGTATGCTGGTACGCAGGATAAAAAGATTATCGAGTTCCGTGACCGTGTATCTAAGCAGATCGATGAATTCACTAACAAGTTTGTGCATCACACCGTGAGTGACGTCAACGGCGTTATTCACTTCGCCATGATGAACGGCCCCGAGTTGTTGATGTATGACAAAGCATACATTGACACCCTGTCGGCCAGTATTGATAATAATATCACTCAAACCGATAATAAACTTCGTGAGAAGCTTACAAATGATCTTAAAGAATTGAATGATACTCTTCGTCTATTTATCGCTGATGAAAGGAACAAGCTTAAACTACAACTAGATAAAGATATTAACCGTGTCGAAACTCTCGCCGAATCAAAAGCAAACCGCTACTATCACGTTGTCACCGACTATGGCGCAAAAGGTGATGGCGCTACGGACGACACAGAAGCTATAAAACGAACAATTACTGCTGCTGGCAAGGGTGGACATATTTACTTCCCCAAGGGAATTTACAAAGTAACTTCAGAACTTGAATTCTTGCCCGATCAGAGGGTTGATGGGTCAAGCGCATCCTGGGGTGATAACTCGCCGAATTCTGCTATTTTCTTTGACATTAGGGATGGTAATGGTATTAAATGCAAGTACGGTAATACTTTTACTAACTTGCGTTTTGATGGGCCCGGTCCTTCCCGTACTAATTGTATTGGGCTTAATTGTGTTAATTATGTTACAGTAAGGGATTGTGGTTTCTATGGGTGGTACACGGCAAATAAATTCAAGCAAAACTGGTATACCGAGGTTGAACGGGTAAAATACCAAGGCAACCGGCTTGCAATCGACGCCGAATACTGCTATAACCTTACAATTAAGTCTCCGCATATTATCGCTGACGAAGGATCAAAATCATACAAGTACGGTATCAAGGCCACTGACGCAACAATGATGACCATACATGGAGGCTCTATCGAATCCTACGAGATCGGTATCGAGATGGGTCTAGGCGTTTCCGTATCTTGCTTTGGCGTATACTTCGAAACCGATAAAGAAGGCCGAGCAGACAACCGGCGGGGAGTGATTTTCTCTTCACCCAAGAGCAATCTGCTTATGATGGGTTGCCAGGTTTATCTCACCAATCATAAGAGTTTTATTGATGCAACCAATCAGACTTGCGGTGAAACCATCACATTGATTGGCAACAAATACAAGGGCGGAGCTAACGGCACTGTATCGGCCGGTTATGTTATCGATTTCCATGAAAACAACACAGGATTTTTGAAAATTAACTCCATTGGAGACAACAATTCACAAAGTGACTACAATATCTACAAATACCGCAGAGAAAACGTGCCAGCGGGCTCGCTGATAAGTGACCCGTCGCACTTCTTCCCATACCGTGGCGGTTGGGAAGGCCTACGCGCCGGCAAATTCGTAGTGGCCCCAGCAGAAGGAGCCATCGTCACCGGCGCAGGAACTAATCTTCCAAATTTCGGCGAGGGTATGAATCATCCAGTTGGTGTCCTTTTCTGGCATACCGGTAAGAATAAGCTAGTGGTGTTTAACGGAACTGATTGGGTAGACGTGAACGGAGGCTCGATCTAAATGAGTTGGGGATCCGGGGATATGATGGTGCTGATTAGATGCATAGGCACCGTTGAATCGGATATGAACTATGGTGTTGTATTCTTGCAAGACCCGATCACCATTGGTTTTATGCAATGGTACGGTACCAGAGCAGGGAAAATTCTTGAAAAAATCAAGCCTGCCGTTGGAACTGCAATATGGGCCAAAATGCCAACACGTATAGCAAGCCGTGTCGGTCGTATCCCCGGATCCGATAGCTCATGGAATAGTTTCTGGGTGCGACGCGAAGAAGTACCCGGCATCAAGGCCGTCATGACCTCCGCACAAGCCAAGGCAGTGCAGAACAAACAGGCCGTAGATGACATGGAGGCCTACCACCAGCAAGCACTGAAACGCGGGCTTGACCGGGCAAAGAACCCCAAAGTGTTTATCTTTTGGTGCACAATCTTCCATCAATACCCTGTCGGTGCCGACCGGGTTATAAAAGCGGTTGGGCCTAATGCGTCATTGCAGGCAATGTATAACAATACGATTCATCAGCCGTGGCTTAGGAAATACAAAAGTCGATATGATAAAGCAATGGCCGTCATCAACAAATACGACACAAGCCCACTTCCGGGCATAGCCGGTAGCGGCAACGCTAGCGGAAGCGTAGAAGTAGACCCGCCACCTGCCGGAGATAATTCAAGCTCTGGAAGCAATGATGATGATTCACTAGGGAACATCAAAATTAAATTTCTAGAAGAAATAAATGGTGAACGCTACCTCGTCTACAGCGACAACAGTCGCGACATCCTCGTCAAAGGAAACGGCGGAATATGGACCATAAAGGGCGGAAAACACTCTGGAAAAGTGCCAAACGACGATGACGATGACGATAACCAAGGCGGCGGAGGCGGCGGAGGCGG